ATCTGTTCTTCCAGACTAGATACTCTAGCCTCAGCTTGGAGAACTTTCTGATGCTCTGCATCAAGTTTAGCATTGGCTTCTGCTAAAACTCCCGCTTTAGCCGCCTCTACTTCTTTTGCGACATCTTCTCTGCTCTTTCTGCCCTCTTTTATAGCAATGAGGTCGGACTCCTTGACATACCTAACTGCTTTGTCCCCGTCGCCTACTATAAGAGTCCCGTCTTTCTCATCTACTACTCCAGACACCGGTGTTACCATCTCCTTTACCTCCATCTTCTAAATCTATTATAACCTACTTCCAGACTCTCTTCAATATGTATAATGAAATATATGTATAATCATATTATCATTATACAGATACTTAAATATATTTTTTACTTCATTTATTCTTGACCTCCTCAGCTTTTTTAGTAGCTACTTTCTTGAGAACATCTTCTAAAGCAGGACTTTCTGTAATGCCACGAACTATACTTGCTCTGTCCTGTTCCCACTCCATTACCATAGCCTTTGACTCTTCTGTAATTGGCTGGGTGTATCCAAAAACATATAACCAGAAATCCAACTTAGGCGATGCCCTACGCAGTGCTTGCCTGACCTGTGTTCTTCTGCTATCCCAATACGAGATAAGCTGCTTGCCCGAGTGGGATACGAAGTCTTTAATCTCATTCTTCCTATCCAATGTAGTTGTATCTGCGTAGAACTCAGCGATAAGAGCTTTCTCCTCATTTGTGAACTCCTCCAAAACAATTCTGGAGACGGCTCTATAACCCTGTAGATACTCTCTGGATACTTGCTTAAATAGGACTTCCATTGGAGTCTGGTAGCGTCTGATGTAAGTGTCAAAATCTGCCCTTTGACTCTCAGGTAGTGCCATCCTCACTGCTTCACGTTCTATCCAGAAGCGAAGATAATCATAATCCTCTTCCCCTGTATATGGGTCTTTCTTCTTCAACAGTTCAATATCAAAGTATAGTCTGATGACTTCCTTCATTGGGTCTATAGGAGGAGCATTAAAACCAAGTTCCTTAGCAAGTCTAACTTGACCTGCAGGTGTCATAGCGTCAATGGCATCAGCAAATTCTGGGTCAGAGTCAAGAGATTCTACTCTAGAAGTGTAAGCTGACCAGTTGTTAGCATACTCTCTCCTCCAATCAGCACCTTTGAAATGAAGCTCATCTGTGGGCTGTAAGAAACCCTTATTAGCGTCAGTCTGGAGCATCAAGCGTTCTATTTGGTAGCTCTCTACTTTATCGTAATACTTATCCATTAAGTTATAGAGGTCGCTGTATTCAGGAGGCATTAGAATTGCTCCTCTGCCAAAGTATATTCTCCACTGCCACATCTGGTCAAGAGACATCTGAAGGTCTAGCGACAATCCTCCAATAACGTCAGTTGGGCGAAGATTATGTTTCCAGAGGTCATCCTGCGTCTTCTCGGGCAAACCAGTCTGCTCTTCTATCAATGTAGTTACCTGCTTATACGCCTCTAACATTTCCTCTGCTCTTATCCTGATCTGTGGAAATTCAGAGCGGAGTATTTCTACCCAAGCTGCATCTGTAGCTGAGTCATCCCAAAGTTTCTGCTCCTCATCACTAAGAGCCTCACCTCGCATCTTCTTAAACCAGAGGTCTACTCCTGACTGCCCCCCAATCAGATTACCGCCAGACTCAACTTGTTTAGTGCTGACAAATGTAGCTGTATAGTAGTCGTGAAAGTTCTCATGAAATACTCTATCCTTTAGCCACTTGGCGGAACTAGCAACTATTGGAATCTTAGAGTTCATAAATAGGTTAAGTCCTACTGTGCTGATTGGAGGCAAGACACTACCAAGCTCAGGTGGTCTGCCAGATAAAACTGGAGTAAGAGCAATCGGAAGAGTCCATTGAATACCGGGGTAGAATCCTCTGCGTTGAGTAGCGTCCAGCACTTCACCCATGACTCCTAAGTTCTCGTAATAGGATTTGAAGTCATGACGAGCAAGACTGAAAGTAGCTCCAAACGCTGAGCCAACAGCCGGGTTGCCTTCTAAGTCTGTGCCTGGAATGTGCTGATAACCGTAATCAGAATACTCATAATACTTTCCCCAAGCTACAGCTACACCAGGTTTTCTAATGAATGTGCGAGGAAGGAAGAACCAACGATATAAATGATAAGACCAAAAAGGATAGATACTCTTACCTATAGCGTCTACGATGTTCTCATTGGTATAGTCAGCGAAAGCTTTGTAGTATTCACGATGAGCAGAATCTGAAGCCTTCTGACGAATCTCATCCCATTGTTCTGGAGTAACAAGACCTTCCTTACCAAAGACTCCATCCATTCCATTCGCTACATCATCTACCCAAGTGTGTAACGCTTTTTCCTCAGAAGGACTAAGAGAATGAGTCATTTTCAAGGTTATCATCTTCTGCTTAACACTCTCTGCTTGCTGAAGAATCTTCTGCTCCATGACGTCTCGCTCAGGAGTCATCCTCAATCCTCTAAGAACGTCATCATAGACTTGTCCAATTTTCTCCTCAGTAAATCCTTTATAGTAAGTAGGATGAGCGCCTGCTGATTGCTTAATCATCTGAATGAAGTATGGCTTATCTTGAAAAGTCATACTCTCTAATAATCCTGTAGTGAGAGCATCTACATTAGCGCCCATTACTTTGGCTACATCATCATTAGACAGCGCTCTGTTAGTAGCGTCTATTCTGAACAATCTTGGCTTAGGTAATCCATGATACAACGCTGAATAGCTTTTTCTTGCTAAAAAGTCTCCCGCTCCGAGCACTGCATCCTCATTCTTATAGTTAATAATGTTCTCCTGACGATAAGCACGAAGGGCAGTATGCTCTTCCCTTGTTCTCATGGCTTTAGGAAGCGCCCAGAAGTCATCAAGTAGTCTACCATCAAACTTAAGGAACTGCTCTTGTAGAGTCATTCTAGCAGTATTTCTTTCAAGCAGACCGTTGAATGCTAATTGCTGCTTATCAGTCAACAGGCTAGACTTAGACTGGATAGCTATTCTTGACCTATTCAGACTTTCATTGATGCTATCTACAATGGTTTCTACTTCAGCACGACTACTCTTCCATAGTTCCTCAAGCTGGCGAAATTTGCCCGCACTCTTGAGAGCGTCTGCCCGCTCCATTACTTGAGATAACATCTTCATAGGAACATGACTGGCTGAGTCTGACGCTATCTCAAAAGTCTGGAATAACTGCATGAGGTCTTGAGAAGAACTAACCTTTGTAATTTCTTGTTCTATTTGGTCAGCCACGAAGCGGAATGTATCAGGCGCTTGTGAAGGAAAGGCTCTAAGGTCAGCGATAGACTGGTCAGCAAGAACCTTTCCAAAAGAGTTAATCATACCAGCACCGTTATCCGGAAATGTTTTAGTAAAGAAGTCTACCGTATCCACACTAAGCGCTGTAGGTTCTGTAACCCATTTTGAGAAGTCCCTCGCAAACTTCTCAGAATAATCGTCTCTAAATTTAAAGGCGCTTTCCTTCGTAGCGCCTTTAAATAGAGCATAATTCTTAACAATCTCATTACCAGGCCAAGACCCGGCAGTAGCAATACTGTGAGCAAACTCATGATAAAAGATTTCAGGGTCGTCACTAAATCGGGGATGAAGGGTAAGAGTGTCTGTGATTCGATTATAAATAGCCGCCGTCCGCTGCGGAATATCTTCAGAAATCCTAATACTATTAAGATTAGACTTGAACACAAAAGGTAGAGCGTCAACAAACTCCATCAGTTTCTTTCTCTGTAATTCACTAATTTCCGCTCCAAAACCTACGCGTCCCCAATCAAAGGACTTGCGAATCAACGGAGCAAAGCCTCCAAATACTTCATCTCTCGCTATCATCTGTTCCCCTAGAGACTTTGCTTGCGGGGATAACTCTGTAGCCTGACGAAGTATCTTCAAAGCTTCTCCTTTCATCAGGCTACTATTATTCATTATATCCTTCATACCAAGAACAATAGCTTTATCTGCCGTAGACAGTCTGGCGAACATCTCCTCTCGTAGCTCATGCCTAGTTAGTCCTAATGCCTTCTTGCTAATAGTTGGAGTCGTGCCCATGAGTTTCTGGAAAGCAGCATTAACATCGTGTCCAGCAACATTATAGGAGTATTCTGCTACGAAGTTTGCCATCTTTCTCATCAGGAAATTTGCCCTGAGTCCTGTTCCCCACACATCACTAAGCTCAATCCACTTTTTACCAGTCCACTCAAAGTAATCTTTACCAGCTAGCCACTTAGGAATCTTAAGTCCTAGTATCTTCTGAGGAACATGGCCCGGCAAGAGACTGATAGGGCGACCGCCACCGGCACCTTTTGGAATTTCTGCTAAGGCAGTAAAAAGACTGATTGACTCATCTCTACCCGGCATTGTCCTTAATACTCCTTGAGCATCAGAGGCTGACCATTGAGTTACCATGCTGTCAACTCCTCTTCTTCCATGAAACATCATCTGGAAAGCTTCTTGCTTAGCTTGACTAGGAATAACGCCTTCAAGTAGACTTACTGTAATTCCCTCAAAGGCGTTCCAGATAGGATAAGCTACACTACCAAGATAAGCTTCAGCAGTTGGTCTAATTAGCCATCTATCCAATGTAGTTCTGAATACACTTCGCTCCATCAGGTCAACCTTGTTCATTAGTGAGAGCACAATGCCTGAGAAAGCTTTACCCTTAGCATACTTTGACCTCGCAGCCGCTTTCACAATTTCTTTCTGTGTAGAGACAAGATACTCGGTCATCCTTAGAGATGGAGCAACTGTTGCAGTCTTACCGATTTCAATTGCTCTAGCTACTCTGCCTTGATACACGCGAGTCATACGATTGATGTCTTTGATAATCTTACCGATTGTTGCTGGAGTATCTTCTATTCCGAAAGCGATGGCAATCCTCTTAGCATTTTCAGCGGGGCCGCCCATTCTAAGCATTGTCTCCCCAAAGACATCCTCTACTGAAACAATGACATCCTGAGAAACTTCATCAAGCTTTCCTCCTAATGACCTGCTCCAAATCTTAATAGACTTCTCATCAAGAGGAGCATGACGAAGGAGTTGCTCACCTAAGTCAACAAAGACATCATTCTGTTTCATTGGAGTGTCAACAAAAGCTTTCTGAGCTCTCTCAAGTGTTGCCATGACATCTTCCTTAACCATTTGATTTGGAATATGTCCCGAATGCTTCATAACAGCGCTTGAGAGAGTGCTCCGAAAAACGTCAAGTTCATACTTCTCAGCCTGAGCAAATGTCTTTGGAATCTTTGCCCAAAAAGCTTTATACAGGTCAAACGGGACATCCAGCGCATACCATAATCCTCTGTTGGCAGTGATAAGTCCAAAACCCATCTTCCTTGTAGCTGCTAATGGAATCTTAGTAAGTAACGCTGCAGGCTTACTAAGTCCCCATCCTGGAATAAGCAAAAGCGGGTCAACTAACTCCATACCCAGCTTCAAAATCCAGGGAATATTCCATTCTTGATATGCCTCTGACATAGCCTGCCAAGGAGTATAGCCAAGCGCTTTCATCTCTTCATATTTCTTATCTAGATCGTGCTCATGAGACCAGAAGGTTGCGAGGCGAAAAGCATAGCCTACCATAGGATAAGAAACATTCTCTATCCAAGGACGGACAACGTCAGCGGCTACCTGCATTGGAGAAGCGAAGAGAAACATGACGTTCTGCCAAAAGCCAAGCTCTGGCATTTCCCACTTCTCTTCACCCGACAAGACTGCCTTAATTTTAGCCTCACGCTCAGCAACAGCTTCAGCGTAGGGCTTGATAAGTTCTGTATAATCAACTGCTCTCATCATCTCCTCTTCAGGGATGTCCATGATGGAAGCAAATTGGAGAAGTTGCTCTGGAGTCCAGTCCTCAGGCATCTCCATCTTCTGCGAACGAGTAAGACCCTTGATTAGAGCGTTGACTGTAATTCTGTGAATTGTCTCTGGTGGACGAGGTTCAAGAGCAAAAGCTTTCCTTATTTCCTGCTCCTGCTCAGGTGTAGGAGTTAGCCATTCAGGAACTTCTTCTTTAATTGTCGCCTGACGAACTACAGGCATCCTAGAGATGGTTTCTCTTGCTAAGTTTAAGTCATCCTCAGACAAAACTCCCGTAGGGTCAGATGTCATTAGCTTGAGATAATCCTCTAGACTGCTAACAGCGCCAATCTCTACTAGATTAGGAACAACTGCGTAGAAATCACTAAACCAAGAGGCTCTACCAAATTGCCGAGTAGCGTCTTGTCTAATGGAAAGAAGTCTTGCTTCTTCTATTTCCCACGAAGACTTACCTGCCCGAAACTGAGCAAGTTCCTCCTCAGAATAGTTTATCCACTCTTTACCAAGCGTTGCTTGAAGTGCCCACTGCCACTTACCTTTCTCATGACTGATAAGCCGAACCTCAGCATTCTGAAGATTCTTCTCAGCGGCACGAACATTCCTAGTTCCAGCCTTTACTCTTTCCCCAAAGCCAGGAAAGGGCTCAGGAGGCGGCGGAAACTTTAATGGTTGCTTTTCATTAGGCTCTGCCATTATCTCACTCCTATCATCTCACCAGTCCCACACACGCTTCCCCTATAAGGGGAGGGGTTGGGCTACTACATTAATCATTATCACTAACACAATCTTTTCCTTGCGTTACTCATTATTACTATATTGCTTACTATCTTGGCGCTCTAGGCTCATTCGGCGGTAATACTTCAGGTCTCATTCTAGTCTGTTGCGCAGCTTGTTCAGGCTGTTGCTCTTGCTGACCAATAACCTCCTGCTCCATACGTTCTGCTGCGGCAGTGTAAAGCTCAGCGCCTTCTCTATCTCCACTATTTTGAAGCAATAAGGCTTCTTGCTTAAGCGCCTCTGCTAAACTAATCATAGCATAGATAGGATGCTTACGAGCTTTACTTGCCCTTATTCTAGCTAGTTCTTCTGTAGGATTCTTTATCTCAGGGAATAGCTCTTCCATGATACGCTCGTCACTAAGTTCAAACTCAGAATTAAGCATACGAGCAGTAGTGGCTCTCTGAACGAGGTCGCCAGGAATTCTTAGCTCATACTCAGCAGTAAGCTTAGCAGTCTCTGGAAGTCCTTGTGGCAAGTCTAACTCATAGGGCTTGTAGTTGTTCTCCTTAATGAGATTGTAAAAGAAGTTATCTATGTCTGATATACAATCTATGATGCCAAGATGAAAATCCTTAGCTAGTTGGTTAGTTGTAGCAGCGACTTGACTCATTGCGTAAGCAGTCATTCTGTTGGTGATGCTGCCGAACATTGAACTGCTTGGGCCGCCTCTATCTCTCATTGCCTCTAAGTCTAGCTGCATGCTTCTAAGCTCAACTGGAACCGGAGGAGCGTTAATGAAACCAATCTCATCCTGCAGACCAATTTTATAGTGTGCTCCTCTGCGATACCATGTCTCAGGCTGGACAATCTGCTTGGCGCCAGATGTTCTCTCATAGGTTCTTGGCTGAGCAGTATCTCTCAGCAGTTGTATCATAAAAGTCCACCACTTGTTAAACGTCTTCAGAACGTTCTCATTAGTAGCAATGAAACTCTGACCAACCTCAGCTTTCCAGTTATCGCCAGCCATCTCTCCAGTATCCGGTAATCCCCCGCAAGGAGCAATGAAGATTGGGATACGCTTAAAGCGAGTCTCAGTAGTATCTGTCTTAACTTGCTGATTACTAATGATAATAGAGTTGTGAACAGATAAGGTAGCAGTCTGACGCTCTACCCACCAATAATCATAAATAGTAGTGCTGTCGCTAGGAGGAGATTGAAGCTTCCAGCCATTCTTCATAGCCATACTCTCAATTGCTGATTTTCCTGGGGTAAAGATATGAGCGCACTCAGACAGAATATCCGTCCACATAGGAAAGACTGTAATTGGATGCCACACTTCAGCAGCGAAGAAAGAACCATCTTTTGATGGGGCAGCGAAGACTGAATACCATCCTGTAGCAAGTAAGAATCTTACCAAGTCCCTCATGAATCTTCTACCTCTAGCTCGGTAGTCTTCAGTAACATTCTCCCATATAATGTCAAACATGCTGGAGAGCTGAGCAGATGGAGCTACTTGCTCAGCACTAAGAATTCCTGGAGGAAACCTGTGGGGAATCTTCTGCTCAAGAATGTAAGAGATAAGGTTGTAAGCTGCTCTTGGGTCATTACCTACGAATGACTCCATATCTTTCTTAGCAAGGGTATCAAGCATTCTGATTTGCCCATACCACTCCTTGAACTTCGTATTTCTTTTGCCCCAGTAGCGCTGAAGAATAACGGACTTAGCTACAACATCACTAGCTGATAATGACATCTAATTCCTCCTTTAACCCATTCCGCTACCCCTAACTTTTCTAAGGAAAAGATTGAAAGCTGAGAAAAGATTGAGAATTCTAATGCCCCCATTCTTCTCCCCATCCTTTCGAGCCAACAAATCCTCGCTCTATCTGTATTGAGCCACGACAGACTACAGCAAGTGCGGCACTGTCGTGGTAATCATCAGCGCCAACAGAGACAGGAATAATTCTGCCGCGGGACTTACCTTCTCTGATATTTCTACATTGGCTGGGTATTCTTATGTCATGAGTATTTATCTTAGGTAATGACCTGCTAAACTCATTACACATGAAGACTTTGGTTGATGGGTTAGTCTGCCAGCCAATATCCTTCCCCACCATTCCTGTTATAGGGTCTGTCCTGTAGTATAGATTTGGATAGCCAACTAAGTGCGAAGTAATGTCTAGTGAGTCTTCATTAGCGATAGTGGCGTCATTATACCAGCGAGCAATAGGAACACACCTGTCAACCATTTCTTTACCAGCATACAATCCAGAGAAGGTGGCACAGTGTCTATACTCGTTCTCTATGAAAAGCCAAACTGTAGCAACTGACTCTGACGTCTTACCAAGCCCTGGGTCTATTGCCATTAGATATTGCTGCCCTTCTTCAGGAGGATACCAGACATCTGCCCCTAGATAAAATGAAGTTGGGGGAAGGCACTCTTTCGCTAACCTATTAACTTCTTCATGCGGATACCACTCATCAGAAGCTGATTCAAAACAACTTACATCGTCTTCCGGGAATTCCTGACCAAAGAGCAATCTAGTCTCGCCACTGCGCTTAAGACTGCCGCTCTCAGCAATCTTATAACGTCTCCATCGAAGTTTATTGTTTGCCTCTAGAATGTCCATTCCTAAATCTTTGAAACGAAGCAATAACTGTAACTCATCAGGAGTAAAGTCTGTAAGGAACGGTTCTGCGTCTCCTGGTAAAACAAACTCATTGTTTGCTGGTAAACTGTATTCTGGCAATAAGAACCAGGGATAGAAGTGAGACTTGAATACGCTCTTACCAAGTTCTCTCCCTTCCTTCGCTGCCATATAGACTTCGTAGAAATCATTATCTTCGCCATTTGGGGTGCTGAGAACTCTAACCTTTGTTCCTGGTCTAAGCGGCACCCTGTTCAAAGCAGCCGCAAACGCTTCATTAACAGCTCCAGCAGGCCAGAATGCTAACTCATCCAGAAGTAGGTTATGAATTGGCTCACCTCTTGGCATAGCAAATCCTTTAGCTGAGGCAATGTAAAAGCTGCTCTCACCCTGCTTAACACCAAGACTGTTCTCAAAGACAAAAGTCTTCTCACTGACTGACTTCAGATGATGTTTCGGTAATGAAGGAATGACTTGAGAAAGATTGTCATAAAATGCTTGAGCTTTTCTAAGAAGTCTGCCTGTGATGAACTCATCATAACTGATGATAACTGATGTAGTGCCCTTGAACATTAGACAATCAAGAAGGAAGTCGCACATAATGAGACTAGTGCCACCTACCTGCGATGGTTTTACAATCACGTCCCTGGGCGTGGCTGTATCAAACATATCTGACTGGATTGGATTGAAAATGAAAGGCACAAGGCGTCGGTCTTTATCTTCTATAGAAACTAATGTCTCTATAAGCTTTTTCCTGTCTCGGAAAAGCTCTTCAATAGCATTATGTTCCATAATTTTATCTTCCTCTATGATTGAGTGTCCTCAACTGACAGTAAAGAAACCCCTTGAACACTTTTTCATTCTCGTCCTTATTTGCGGGCGGAGCTCCTAGCTTACTCATTGCTTGCCATTGAATACCGACAATAGCCTGCTCTTTTTTTATCTTCAAATAAGGTAAAAGACACTGTAGTAATTCAGCGGCGTTAACTGAAAAAAGTTTCCAGCAGTATAAATCTTTATGCCCTTTCGCGACTCTGCTAAGAATGTGATAGTTCCCCCCAAAATACTCTGCGATCCAATCAATAATACTTTTGCTTGTAGAAGACAACGAAATTGAAAGGGAAGTCTGAGTTCCGCCACTTTCCTTTATTGTTCTAGAAATAGAAACACTTCCCTCACCATCAAACAGTCCAGCCATATAAGCAAGCTGCTCTACATCGCAGAGCTCTTGCCTATCTTTATTCTCTATCGGCACCAATGCCTCTATTAGGCGTCTACGGTCAGCAAATAATGCTTGAATTTCTGATTGAGACATTATTCTCCTATTCTCCCGTTACACTCTCCTACGAAGCGCTCTTGCTCTTCCTATCTGTCTGGGCTCGTGCCTTCTGACTCTGCTAACCTGAGCCTTTCTAATGTTTCGGATTGAAGCGGCTCTACTCTTTGCCGTCACTCTTCTGGTTGTCATCTACTTCACCAAAGTCTCCTTCAAGTGTTGCTAACTGAGATTCTTGACGATGTCTTGTTCCTATCTTAACCTCTTCCTTAACTGTTTCCTTTGTTCTACTCATTGTGAGGACAAAGTCCGTCCAGTTGAACTCCTCACCCTTACTGTTGCCCTTAGCGAATAACTGTTCAATTGCTTGAAGTTGCTGAGGAGTGTAATGAACTCGTGCTCTGAGTAGATACTGGAAATCCTGTGAGTCTTGAGGAGTAATACTGGACTTCCCATCATCTCCAAGATTCACTTTCCTTGTTAAGCTTCCTTTGATGACTCTAAAGTCCTTCTCCAAGATGAGACGATAGTTACGAAGGAACTCTAAACTAGCGTATTCAAGAGCTAAGGTTTTTCTTAACTCAGGAATGTTATTCTCTAGGTCAAGAAAAACGGGGTCATGTCTCCACAGCGACAGTGTGCTCTTAGCTTTTCCAATCAGTCCAAGAGCCTCCCTAATTGTAAAGCCACTGGAGCGTAATCCTAAGTAACGAGACCTATCGTCATCTCTTGACCAAGGGACAAGCGATCTTGGAATACTCTCTTCCGGAGTCTCCATCTTAGGAAGCGTAGTATTCTGTAATGCTTCTTGACTCGCTTCTTTATGAAATGGTTGTCTTTCAATCATACTTCACCTATAGATTCATTGTATCATCTTTCTCTACTCTAGTCAAAGAATATAATGAAATATATGTATAGTTATATTATAACTATATAGATGTTTTGTTATATTTAACTATACTTGACTATGATGAGACTATGATGGTATAATAGTAATGAGATGGAGATATATTACGAAGACAAGGATACGACACTTTACTTTGGAGACTGTAAGGATGTGATGAAGTGGCTGCCTAATGACTTTGTTGACCTTGTGCTGACTGACCCCCCATACACGAAGGACACCTACTTCTATGCGTATAAGGCGTTAGCGGGCGAGTCCCCTAGATTAATGAAGTTTGGCGCCTCGCTGGTTACATTGGTCGGACAGTATCTTATTCCTGAAGTTACAGCACTTTTCCTGGGAGGGCTGAGAATGAACTGGGTTATATGGATGAACCAGCCAACTGTTCATGCCAGGATGAAAGGCTTCGGAATTGAAGTTACAGGGATGCCTAATTTGTGGTATGTGAAGGGAAAAGGAATTGCTAAGGTGTTGATGTCAGACAGCTTTACTCCCTCCGGCTTAGACGGAGTCTATAAACCACTACATCCTTGGCAAAAAGATGTTTCGTGGGCAGACTACTTCATCAATCACCTTACATTACCAGGTGATGTTGTTCTTGACCCATTCTGCGGAAGTGGAACAACACTAGTTAGCGCTAAGAAAAATGGTAGGATTGGAATTGGAGTAGAAACTGTTGAAGAGAACTGCGAACAGATTGTA